GAATTAACAGAAGAAGAGACTACATCGTGGTCTGATTTAAAACTAGAGAGAGTAGCTCTAGACAAATCTATTAAATTAGCAGAAGAAATGGAGAACGAAGAAAGAGTATTGGCTAGAAAGTCAGCACCGAAAAATGCAAAGGTATCACCTGAGCAAAAATTAGCATCATCTATGAGTATCGTACGTGGTATTCAGAACTTGATGAATAATAAACCTCTAGAAGGAGCAGAGGCAGAGGCTCACCAAGAAGCTATCAACGAAAGTAGATCTATGGGTCTTAATTTCTCAGGTAACTTTCAGATTCCTTCAGTAGTAGCAAGAGCTAACTCAGCTACAGGTGCAACTAATGCAGGAGGATTATCTCCACTTATCAAGGATGATATCACTAATATGGTACCATTCTTAACTCCAAAGTTATTCTTAGCAGAGCTAGGAGCGACTATGTTTACAGGGTTACAGTCTAACTTTAAAATTCCTGTAGGAGCTACACAATCTTCTGCATCTTGGAATTCTGAAACAGGAGCAGCAGACGAAACTACACCAATAGTAAGTGAACTTACTGCAAGTCCTAACAGATTAGCAGCGTACACTAAATTCTCACGTCAGGCACTTATACAACCTGTTGTTGCGATAGAGAATATGGTAAGAGAGCAGTTACTCGGAGCTGAGGCTAGAGCAGTACAGTATGCAGCTATCAACGGATCAGGTACAGGAAATACTCCTGAAGGAATCCTTAACAATGCAGGTGTAAATACTGTAACGTCAGGAGGAACTCTTACAAGAGCGCACCTTATCGAATTGAGAAAGCAAATCCAATCTGCTAACGCAGACAAGGGGACGATGAAGTATCTTACTAACCCTGATGTAGAGGCTTACTTAAACAACCTTCTTGTAGATGCAGGATCAGGCAATTTCGTATGGGATGCAGCACAGACTGATAGACTAATGGGATATGATGCTAGAACGTCAACACTAATGCCTAATGATTTAGGAGCAGGTACTGATAAGTCAAGTATGATCTTCGGTGATTGGTCTAAATTGTGGATAATGTCTTGGGGTGGAAGAAGTATCTCAGTAGATCCTTACACATCATTGAAAAATGCACAAGTGGAGGTAGTCCTAGATAGCTATTATGATATCAAAGTAGTACAACCTGAAGCGTTCAGTATCGTTACTGACATTACTGCATAAAATTTATTTGTGGTTTTTTAGTTTAATTTTCCTCCTCGCTATCAAAGTAGGTAGCGGGGAGGTTTTTAAAAAATATAATAATGAAGTATAAAGTAAAAGCTAGTTTAACGAGAGATCCGTTCAGATTAACTAACCTAAAAGGTAGTATCTTAGATAACGGTCAAGTTAAACTATCAAAAGAAAAAATAGATCTTGCTATATCATACGGTTATATAGAGGAGATAAAAGAGGAGAAAGTCAAAGCAGTGAAACCTAAGAAAAAAAGAACAGTTAAAAATAAAAAATAATTAGCAATGTCAGTATATAGTATAGATGTAAGTAACCCAACAGAGCCAATAACGAGTGAGTTTATAAAGACACATCAGAGAATAGACTCAGTAGAGGAAGATGAGAATATAGATCTCTTTATCAGATGGGCTAGAAAGAGCGTAGAGAAAGACGCATCTATTACTTTAGTAGAGAAAGACGTGAGAATGCACTTTAGAGAGCCACAGGAGCAATATTATCTAAAGTATGACACTCAGGAGTCTGAAGTGTGTAAGTTCTCTTATATCGACATAGATGGTAATACTATAGAACTGACAAATACTGAACTACACACTAACGAATTACCTAATTTTGTAATAGCTACAGATGTACCTGTTACTGCGAGGGATATTAAGATAGAGTACAAAGCTACACCAAGTGAGGATCACCCTATAATCTTAGCAGTAGTAGAGAGGATAATAATGATGTTATCTTACAATGTAAAGGTCAAGAAAGCAGCAGCAGAATCATATAAGTATTTTATAGACACAATGGGTACTAAATTCTTTAACTAATGATCAGACAAACAGAAGAGAGAGAGATGGATAAGCGCATATCTGTTATACAGGTAGTAGAGAACGTCGTAGAAGGTCAGGTAGTGAAGTCTGAGAGCGTTTCGACTAAAAGGTGGGCATCACTATACAAGCAACTTAATAAGGAGCAGAAGGAGAACGGAAAGGTAACAGGTAATGATAGAGCATTCTTCACGTTAAGAAAGGATAAGACATTACTCAATATAACAGGAAGAGTAGATTTCGAAGGGTCTCTATATGAGATAATATCAACGAGAGAACTAGATAGATTCACTATGCAGATAATCTGCCAAGTAAAATTTTAACAAATGGATAGAATAGTAAAAAAATTAACATTAAAATTAATTGATGAAGGTATTAATGCCACAAAATACATAATACCACAATCGACAGACATATCTGCAAGTAATTACTCAGCAGTAATAGTCAATGTGATGGATGAGAATGGATTCGGAACTAAGGACACATCAGGAGCTAATAATCAGATCCACACAGTAAGAGTAGACATATTCTGTAGATTAGCATCTGAAAAAGATGGACTATTTGCAGATGTAACTTCAGCTATTAATGCTATATCTGACATACATACTAGATATGAGGGGAAAGTAAACTTTTACGACGAAGTAGATGACATTTATCAGCAAACACTAGAATATATAGTCAAAGAATGAAACTAAAAGCTCAGATAGATATAATAAACAACAGACTTGCCAAACTTCCTAAGGAGCTAAAGAAGAGCAAAAAGAAAGGAGATATAAAAGCAGCTAGAGCAGTTAGAGCAATAGTGAGAAAAGGTACACCTGTAACGAAAGGAAGAATAGAAGAAGGTAAAGACGCAGGAAGAAGGAAGGTAGATAAGAGAGGTAAGAAAAGGTATGATGGAAAACCAACCAAAGCAGGAAATCTCAGAGGAGCTATAGGAATAATCAAAGGATTAAAAAGAGCAGCACTCACTTATATAGGCGTAAGAGCAGGTAAGAAATACGCTAAAGATGGATACTATGCTAGATTTAGAGAGTATGGAACTATACGACAACCTGCGAGACCATTTTGGAAGAAAGCAGTCACTCCTGCGATACCTGTAGCAAAGAATATATTGATACAAGAGGCTAAAGTAGGATTTAGTAATTTTGAAACTAAAAACACAATAAAATGAGAAACGTAGAGGTAAAATTAACACGAGATTGGGGAACTTATTACAAAGCAGGATCGTTAGTGTCTGTGTCGGAAGATGTGGCGAAGATGATGACTAGCGGTACTAGTAAGTACGGTTACCTAGTAAAAGGAATGACATCTGAGGAGTACATAAATAATGTGTACTTTGCGGATGAGGAGGAGTAATATATATTATTTATTTAACAACAAAATTTTAAAATTTTAATTATGTCAGTAACAAACGGAAGAAATCTTCGAATTAAGATCGGAGGAATCACAGACATCGGAGCAGATGGCTATGTAAACGGAGACGGAACAGAGGCAGCTATCTTATTAGCTACATCTTGTAGTCTATCAGTATCAGGTGATATGCTTGAGTCAGCAACTAAAGATGATAGTGGAAAGTGGAAGAGTAAAGTGTTATCAGGACTTAGTGCAACATTAACGCACTCAGGGCTATTAAGTACACAATTCTCTGCTATATCTTCACATTGGGCGAGTTTAATCGCAGGTACTGAGTTCTATTGGGAATTCACTACTTATACAGTAGCAGATGGTGATGTAAAAGAGTCAGGTGCTGCAATCTTCTCAGGTAGAGGTATCTTTACAGGTCTATCTATAGACGCAGGTGATTTACAAAACAGTACTCTAGAACTTCCTATTGAGGTTACAGGTCCTGTTGAATGTGTAGCAGTAGTATAAACAAATAAGCGCACACTACTATAATGGTGGTGTGCGTATTTTTAAATTAATAAACCAAAAAACAATGAACACAATAATGATCAATGGTGTACTAAGACCATTTAAAAAAACTAACAGAGCACTAAGAAGATTAGAGGCTAAAGGTGTAGACATCACAGGAGGAACTAATCAAATAGAATTGATGATCAACCTAGCTTATGAAATGGTAAAAGAAGGTCACTTAATATCTAAGGATCCAAATAAGGGTAAATGGAATATGACGATGGACCAATTCGAAGCGTATGACGCAGAAGAGGACTTTATCCAAGAAATAACAGAGAGAGGACTTGATGACGAAAAAAAGCAAGATTCCTTCTCTCAGGTAAGTGGCGAGAAGGTAGTTACTCAGAGTATCAAGGAGGAGACAGTAGTGAAAACAATACCACAGAACTCATAGATAATGATATAGATAGACTCCTACTCCGAGCAATTG